CAATTTCAGACGTGATCGCGGGCCGACCGCCGGCAAAGGATCGGCAAGAACAAATTCCATCCAGTACTCCATAGCCTTGAACGTAGCGAACATAGGTGTGCTCATTCTTCGCTCCTGAACTCACTCACGTAAACGCGGACTTTGCCGCCCTGGCATACCACCCCACGCTCGATGGTTAGCCGGTCGATCAACCCGTCATCCTCAATGACCTGGGCATGTACCAGGCCGTCCAATAGGCCCTTCATCATGTTGTCCAGGTCACGGCGGCGGTTATCTGGCGGGGGGGCCACTATGGCTACCGACAGCCGGCCATCCATCTTGGGAAGCTGATATCGGCTGGCCTCGTCCATCACGGCTTGGCGGGACTCCCCGCCCTTCTCGGGGGAGATCAGGTGGCGTCCGGCCAACTTGCCCTTGGTTGGGTGACGCCAGTAGGTGTTTACGCTGGGCGGGAAAGGGAGTTCTAGGACATTCATTTCTTCACTCTCTGATGAAGATGGCCATAGTGCTCATCAATCTTGCGCTGGGCTTCGGCGATGCTTCTTTCTTCGTCACGATGGGCTTTCATCCAAAGAAACGCCCAAAGCGGCGCCAACGGAGCCAAAAATGGACCGATAAGCAAAATCCACAATGCGCAGATCGCCATGGCAACCCCCGCAAGCGTTGCGCAGATGTGAATGGCATGCTTTGGAACCTCACGCCACGTACCCATAAAGTCCCAGAATGATTCCCGCACGGCTTGCCAGTAAGTCATGTCTATGCCCCCACCTGCACCCGCAGCACGCGGAAAGGATCGAAGATGCCGGGTATGTAGCTTCCCCGGATGCGTTCGACTGTGTTGTCGTTCTCAGCCATCGCCGCGCCCAATTCCAACCGGTAGTGGTAGAAGTTCGGATCTTCGTTCTCCGGCCCAGGTCCATACACGAAGATATGCGCCTGACCATTCCATATCTGCCGCATCTCGTGAGAACAGTGGGCAGCTTTCGCGCACACCAGACCATCTACCGCGTATCTGACGCGCTCCTTGGATAACCCCGTTGAAGCGACCAGCTCGGCCACCGTCTGCGGGCCTTTTTCCTTCAACGAAGCAAGTACCTTGTCTTTCCCTGACTGACGCTTTCCCATGATTTCCTCCGATTTCCCTTAATCCCTCAACGTGCTGTACTTCTTCGGCTTCGCCGCAACCGAATTGCGCGCCTCTGCCACCTTGTGGGGGTCGGCATCCAAAAACCTGGAGTGCTGACCCTGGAACGTCAAAACAATCTCACCTAGCGGCCCCATGCGTTGCTTGCGGATCAGAATTTCCGCTAAGCCCTTCATGGGGCTATCCTCGAAGTAGTACTCATCGCGGTAGACCATCAACACCACGTCGGCGTCCTGCTCGATGGCTCCGGACTCCCGCAAATCGCTCATGATCGGGCGCTTGTTTGGGCGTTCTTCAACCTTCCGCGAAAGCTGGGAAAGCGCGATGATCGGACACGACAGCTCGCGGGCCAGGAGCTTGAGGGACCGCGTGATGCGGCTCAGGTCTTCATTGCGCGTGGCGCCTTCGTCCTGCATCAGTTGCAGGTAGTCCACGACGATCAAATCCAGTCGGCCCTGGCGCTGCTTGACCTTCCTGGCAGCCAAACGGATCCGGGACACATTGGCCAGCGCTGGATCGTCCGCAATGATCAGGTGCTGGTTTTCCAACATCTGGAGGGCATGGGTCAGCCGCGGCCAATCGTTGTCAGCCAGCTTCCCGTTACGCAGGCTTTGAGTGTTGATGGCACCGTAGCGGGCAATGCTGCGCTCTACCAACTGCATCGCCGACATTTCCAGGCTGACGATCAGCGCAACGCCGTCCTTCTCGGACACGTTTTCAGCACAGTTGACGGCGAAGGTCGTCTTACCCATTGACGGCCGGCCAGCAACGATGATCAGATCGCCGTCCTGCAAACCGCAGGTCTTTTCGTCCAAGTCAATGAACCCGGTGGGCAGCCCGGACACCGTGCCGCCGCTTTCCGATCTGGCCTCAAGCGTTTCCAGCATCCCGCGCAGAAGTGATCCGACTTCCACCGGATCTTTTCCAGCCGATCGGTTGTCAGCCAGGCTCATGATCAAGCCGGTCGCGTGCTCGACCAGAGAATCGGGGTCTGCCGTTTCTGCCAGGTCAAC